TTTCATATTCCCGAGTATAAAGATAACCAATGCTAACGAGTGTTGGTTATTTTTTTATATATTTGCACAAGTGTCTTTCATTTAATTTGGTTTAAGTTTAGAAGCTATCGGAAACGGTAGCTTTTTTTATTATCTTTGCATCGAGAGTTATTATAGATTAGCGAAGAGAGCGTTCAGAAATGGACGCTTTTACTTTTTGGTAGTTTAGAAAATATTACTAAATTTGAATTCCTATAAAAGTTAACTTAAAAAAATTAAATATGAAAAATTAATTCTTGGATCGTTATTAGTATTTAAAGCCACCGTAACAAGTGGCTTTTTTAATATATACCGTAAACACCTTTTTGTTTCGCTAACATATCCCAACAAGCATAGCCGAAAGCATCTAATAAGTGATTGAAATTATCGATAGGCGTTTCAGATTTCCTGTCATGCCAACAATAGTTATTCAATTCTTTGATTAGATTAGTACTTTCAGGTGAAACTATCAATTCATAATCCTGAACTAAAGCTATCCTATCAATTATTTTCGGCTTATCAATTCCACGAATGTTAAGACCTCTCGACTTTAATTCGTATATCAATCTTGGCTCGGCGCTGTCGGCTATTATTAAAGCATTCTTAGGCGTTAAATTTGAGTTTAGATTGAATATATCGGTAGTGCTTAGATTCGCCTTGTAAAGCAATTCTTTTAAATAGATACGCTTGTTCTTCTTGTCTATAGAAACATGTACTAATGTTGTTGGATCTATACTAAATCCAAAGTCTTGACCGTAACAACTTAAATCTGTTTGAATAAATTCGCCTATTTTCCAATTCGTAAAGATAACGCCCTCCGCTTTGTCTAACCAACCACCTAGAATAACATGATTATATTTACTTTCATTATGCTTTTTAATCGCTTCAATTTGATTGATAAACGATTCGCTAATGTTCTTAATGTTATCTAAGTATGTCGTATGAATATAGGTCGTGTCTCCTTTGGTTATGTTGTCGCCCGCATTTATTCCACGTTGCTCAAAGAAACGTTTGTAAATGAAGTGTTCTTTCGTTGCTGGATTCAATATGAGAACTACTCTATTTTGCTTTGTCTTGTGTCTGATTGATAGATCTATTTTATCAAACGTATCTTCGTCTGTTAATTCTTCCGCTTCATCTAGTACCCATGTTGTAACCCCTGCTAAAGACTTTAGATTGGCAGTCTGTGTTCCGCTTGAAGTTTTGATTCCTTTAAAGATTATCTTACTGCCTGTCGTTATGTTTATAATCTCGTCCTTTGTAATGTGAAAGTCATGTTCTTTGCCTAGCATTTCAATCTTTTCTATAAACTCAGGAATAATCGAAACGTGAGCAGAAACAAGTGTGTAACGTGTGAAAAGAATAACGTGTCCTTGTTCGTAGGTAAGTAGTAATAAGAAGAAATTTACACTAAATGATTTTCCACTACCCCTACCACCTGTAACAATGAAGTAACGGCTATTACTAGCTAAAGGTTGATATTTTCTTGGAATGGTTATCAATCAATTTTAAATAGATCTTTGATGTCCGTTTGATTCAATGTAATGTTATTGTCAACTGTTTCTTTTGGTTTACCAAATAAGTGTTCAGAAATGAATATTTGACCTCGTTGTGAAGTTAGCAAAGTGTGTACTAATTGTTGCTTTGCTTCGTCTTCAGTATCTACGTTATAGAACGTTTTTAAAGCATTAACAAAGATAGTATTTACCTTTTCTTCGTCTGCCTTTGGTTTACGTCCTGAGCCTTCTGTTCTTCCTCCTTTGCCTGCCATTGAAAATAGTATTGATTAATCATTTACAAACCGTTACATAACGTTTACTTCCATTTTCAGTAGTTCTATTGTTATAGAAGCAAAAGTCTGTGTAAGGTAGTAAATCGCGTGTATAAACATAAGTAGGTTGTGTGCCAACTACAGATAGTGTGTACTCTTGTTCGTAGCATTGACACATTTCTTTATCTTGCTTCTTACATGAAGCTAAGACAAGCGTTAAAATTATTATTTTTTTCATTTTTTACGTATTTGTTCTAATTTTCTTTGCGCCCATTCTATACCAGCATCACCACCCCAAGCCAACCACATTAAACGTCCACATCCATCTCCTAATTCTTTTTGAGAATTTTCTCTGTGACGTTCAAATGAAGCCATGCGTGAAATAGTATCTTCTGAAATGGGTTCGTTATTAGCTAACTGATTAGCACGAGCCTTACCAACTGGAGTGCCACAATCTTTCCACCCATTTTTTTCAGCCTATCTCAATGCTATCTTTGCATTCTCTACAGCTTGTTGTGGATAGTCGTTATAAGATTGCTCAGATAAATGAAAAAGTTTTCCTATTCCATCTAATTCTTTCACCACATCCGCATTATTATCGTAGTGTGTTGTTATTCCAAGTTCTTTAACTTTAGCAATTTTTTCTTCATTACTTCCCATTGCATAAACATTTGAGAAACGAATACCTGCTTTATTTGCTCGCGGTAACATTTCTGTTTTAGTGTCGCGTGCTGAAATGATATAAACGGTTGCTCCTTGTTCTTTTAGCTTTAGTGCTAACTCCAAACCTTTAGCAGTTGAAAGCGTACCATCGTAATCGAAGCTAACTTTCTCGCTTGCTAAATTAGCTTGACGACTGCATACCGCTAATCGTTGCATTGAGTCTGGAAATTCAGATTTCATTTTTTCATCCGGCATACATCGAGATGTGAAATCGTCTTTCGTTTCGTTTTTATTGCGTTCAGGCAGTGGCATATTCCTCGTGTATTTTTTTAAGGTTCTTCATAAAATCTCGCCAACAGCTAGTACATGAAGTCATGCCGTGTTTAGTGTTAAATACTCGATTGTAAATCTTAAGCATTTCAACTTGTTCAACAGGCGTTAAATGTACTGTTTGTTTGTCAAACCATGCAGTAAGGTAGTTGTATTCTTGCTCTGTTAAACACTTAGGTTGATTGTAAGGAAATAACTCGTTTAGCTTTGCTTTACGTTCCTCACATCCACAGTCTTCACCTAGTATGAATTTTGCTACCTTGTCGATTCCTGTCGCTTGTAGAACCGCTTCGACTGTGTCTCCTAGTCCTTTTTTTCTTCTTGGCATATTCTTTCAAATTCGTTATTAATCAAATATTGGTAATCTTCACCAACAGCAAATTTAACTCTTTCTTTGCAACTTGACAAAGTTATGTGAATCGAACGCAAAGAAATGCCTGTCATTTTAGAAATTTGTCGCATTGAAAACTTTTCATTTCGGTAAACATCGAATAACATTTTATCGTACCAATGCCATGAATTTACTTCGTTTTCGATAAAGGTGTCTATTTTTTCAAGTGCTTCAAAATATTGTCGGTTATCTTCATTTGCTGTTAATTCTTGTATTGTGTCAAGTGGAAGCTTTTGTAAGCGTTTCTTTTCACGTTGATATTGTAAGAAAGAGTTTCTCAAACATAGCCAAACATAACCCTTGTTTACTTGTCCGTTACTTAGATACTTGTCAGGTGTTGACCATTTATGCAACATTAAGTAAGTTTCTTGTACAAGATCGTCAGCATAAAAATGCTCTCCAAATTGTTTGATAATTCGAACCCATTCTTTATGATGCTTCGCTACTTGTTCAAGTTCTTTCACGTTTGTAAAAGTACAAAAAAACCGCTACTTTTCAATAGCGGTTGAATTGCTAAATATATGTTTTTAATCTATTTATAGGATTTTCTATTTTACCAAGCACTACTAAAATAGAACCTCTAATTACCGAATTTTCTGTGATAGTTCCGCCACGTGAAAGAATGTCATCCAACTGTTGGAAAAGTGCGATTAGCTCCTTATTCTTAGCTTCTAACTCGATAGCTTCAAAAAAAGCGTCGTGTTTTCGACTAGGAGAGGTGAGTATTTCGCTAGGTATTCCGGCACAAGCATTCACGCATTCAACGATACGTTTAGCGTTTGCTATTGCTAACTCTTCAAATTCATCAGGGTGTAAAGTATCCTTACAGGTAAATATAGTATCAGAAAACACTACGTTTTCATGATTAGTTTTAATACGTCCTGTTTTTGAAGCTCTCCAAGGCTCAGGTGTGTGTTTTGTATTCATTTATTTCGTTTTTAATTACAATATTTTTGTTTCATTCAATTGATCTTTTTTCTCAATCATTCTTAACATTTCTTTAACGTCCTTATCAATTCTTTCTTTGTTAAAATCTTTTGCGAATCCAGAAACCCATTGTCTTCTGCAACATTCATATAAGAAATCAGAATCAACACCTTTTTCTTCAAGTTCTAAAAGTGTTTTTCTATAACAAAAAAACATTGAATGTTCACTTTCTTGTCTTTTTCCTGCTGAATGAAAACCTAACAACATACTCGTTATTAAGCTTTCATTTGATAGTGCTACCGTTTTCATTTGTTTTTTATAATGATAATTTAAACTTATTTGCCATTTCGTTGCAAAAATCAACAATTTTTTGTTTCCCTAAAATATCTGCAAATCCACGAATTAAAACAAGTTTACTTGTTAAATCTTGATTATTTAAGGCAATAATGTATTCAGGATTATTAGGAAATAAATTATTAATTAATTCGTCTAACTTGTTTAAGAATAGGTTTTTTTCAGTTGTTTTCATAACTTCTTGTTTTTAATTATGAATCAAAGATAAGGCGTTTGAACGTTGCCAGCAATGACTTTGTGATGAGTGGTTGTATTAAATGATGAGTGGTTATAAAATTAAAACGGATGCTACTTGCAAAACGTTAGTACCAACACTAAGAAGTGCATTGCTCGTCTTTTGCGCGCTTAATCCAGTATCTAACCAATCCTGATTTATTAGATTTACCGAATAGATTTTCAGATAATTTAATTAAGTCTTTTTCTTCTTGTTCTGTAAGCGATAACGTAACCGCTTTTGTTGGTTCTTTAGGCATATTTACCAATTAAAAGAGAAACTGAATTATCTGAATAGGTAGTAAATTCACCAAATTCATTTGTTTGTTTGTTACAAAACAAAATTCCATGTATTGTGTTTTGATATTTAAATCCCAAAGATTTAAAATAATCTTCGCACATTTCTTTGTTTGCAAATTGTCCAATTTTAGAGTTCATATCTATATTTTTAAGTGAATAATTAATTGACTCTACAAATATACTAATTAGTCACTAATTACCAAATAAATATTGAAAATAATTTAAAAATAAAGTGCAAGTGCTAACATACGCTCATACGTAACGTGGGTTTTAGTGCCTGTTTGGTGTAGCTTGCTTCTAATTTAGTTTGTAACGTGGGATAAGTAACCGCTTCGAAATCCCACGCTACGTATAGCGTAATTCGTTATAACATCAAATCATCCCTATTTTCATAATCGTACTCCTCGCAACACCATTGTGCGAAGTCTGCAATTTCATTTTCAAATCGCATGTTAAACGCGTCTTTGAGTTGGTCTTCATCGTTTTGGTCGATGTCGTCTTCCTGGTATTCAAAACGCTTTTCTTGTCCGTAAATGGTAACTATTCCAATAACTTTTCCGTTATCGTAGAACACGTTTAATTCTGCTTTGACTTCGTGTCCAAATGTCGATGTGTAGTGTTGGGTCATTTTAAATCGTTTTTAAGTGAAATTTCTAAAGACTTGCTAACTGATTTTAGAAGCAAAACAATATTTTCTAATATCCAATCGTTCCAATATCCTTTATTGTCAAAAAAAACAAAATAGAAATATCCGTCAACATCTTGGATTAAATTTCCAATCTGTTTTTCGTTGTAATATACTTCGTATTTTGTTGGCTCAACTAACTTAGATGTAAGTTGGTTGATTGTTATTTCTGTTGGGGTCATTTCAAATACTGTTTTAATTTATCCGTTAATAAATGCTCAGGAACGTTTGAAAGGTCGAATGTTTTTTGAATTGGGCGGGCGTACTCGTAGTTATCTGAATATCCAATAAAAAAACCGTCATATTTACCAAATATTTTTTTCTTGTGCCATTGAGCACCGTCATCACTCACTTCCATCAACACACCTTTCAACTCTGGTATTTCTTCTTCGGTGTACATTTCGAGGGGTTCACTTATTGGACATTGTTTTAAGCCTTTTGTTATACTAAATGAACTACCTTTTGTTTTGAGTCTAAAAACATAAAGGTTATCATTATTTTCCTCCACACGAAACTTCATCCAAACTTCCATGCCTGCTTTTAGTTTTTGTACTTTTTTCATAACAATTTTTTTTCTTTAAAATATTTTTGCATACCATTTAACACTTCAACCTTGTTTGTCGGTTGTTCAATGCGTTGTTTAATCTCGTCAAGTAAGCTATTGACAGACCCCCAAGAACCAAGTGTGTGAAGTTTATTTACATCCGTTGATGTTTTGCTTTTGAGTGTTTCTTTATATGTTTCATACAACTCTCGCTCGCGTTGTTCGATTAACTCAATGATTTCTTGTGTTGTCATAACTCGTTGTTTTTTCTTCAAATTTACACCGATAAACCGTTCAAAACGTGTTATTGTGATGAACGGTTGTATGTTGTGATGAGTGGTTATCAGAACGGTAATCCCAAATCATCTTCTTCTTCCTGTGCTTGTTGTTGAGTTGCTTGTGGCTGTTTACCTGACAACTCAATACGCCACGCTTCGATGGTGTTAAAGTACTTCGTTTCGCCTTGTGGGTTTGTCCATCCACGACCCCGTAAGTTGAATGATACAGTCAACGTATCACCTACTTTTGCATTGTCTAATAATCCACATTTGTCTTGTGTAAGCTGAAACAAGATTGATTGTGGATAAGTGTCTTGTGTTTCGATTACAAACTCTCGTTTTCTAAATTTATCACTTACTACTTGCGTTTCATTCTTAACGATTAGCTTCCCTGTTAATTGATAACTCATATTACTTATTTTATTTGATTACTTATTTTAGTTTTTAATATAGACCAATATTCATGACCTTGTGGTGTATTTCCCCACAAAAAAGAATAAATTAAAGCTTTTGATAAATTAAAAAATTTTTCTTTTAACAGATCTTCATCAGTATTCTCAATCGCTTGTGTTCTATATGGTTCTTCCAATGTTTCAAACCATTCTTTCGCAGTTTTCATATTTACTTATTTTATTTGATTACTAATTTTTCGCCTGCTCCTAACGATAGGCTTAACCTATAAAACTCCTCCTGAAACGCTTCAAATCCTTTCCACTTCAACAACCAATATACGCCACCATCAGCTTTAATTTCAGCCTCGCGTTTCTTTTGACTATCTTGTTGTTTGTCTTTACCTATTTTCAATTCGATAGACCAAAATTTGCCGTTTATAATGCCCTCAATATCCGACATTCCCTTGTTACTAGATTTGATAAAACCAATGCCTTTACGATAGTTGCCCTCGCTTGAAATGCGTCTTATTGATTCGCTACCATGTACAAATCTAAAATAGTCAACGATTAGCTTTGTAATGCCGTTCGTATCGTCAACTGTTTTCTTAACTGCTGGTTCAAGTATAACCTCAACAGGCACGTTTGTTATAGGTTGAGTTTTAGTTAGCGTTTTAGCCTTCTTTACTATCTTAGTCTTTGTCAAGCTGTATTTCTTTTTAGGTAGATAATTTGCAGGCATTGACGTGTTTTTCGATTCAATGCTATGCACGTGGTCGATAAATTGTTTTAGTGTGTAGATTTTCATAGCTTTTCGATTTCTTTTTTGACTTCTAAATAATAAGATTCAGGCTGACAACTAATATCTGAATCTATTATACCATTGTCTTCATATAGTTTTTCAGTCTGTTTACATGATAATATTATCTAATCAACTGTTATCAATGCGCATTGTTTAGCTTTATGTTCGTTAATAGAACAACCTTCATAATCTAAAACATTCATTCTAAATCTTTCTACTAATTCTATAGCTTTCTCTTTCGGTGTCATATCGATACAATTTTAAATGTTCCAAATGTGTGCGTGTTTCTCAACTCGCGCTTTTTCCAATTACATAACGCTTTACTTGGAAATATCCAGCTTTCGCGCTCCTGGTTGTTGATTAGATAGATTAGTTTGTGCATGGTTATTTGTTTTTATAAAATTCTACTTTCTGTTTCAATTCGTTGTTTTGTCGGTTCAATTCAACAATTCTATTATCCATTTTAATAAATGCTTGTTGAATCAATGCTAATCGATTAAAGTACTTTTGAATATTCGCTTCACGCTCAGGATTAGTACTTTGAATTTTAATCAACTGCTTTTCGTATTGATTTAAAAAGTCATTGATAAAGTACTCAGCTTTCTTAAATTCAACTTCCATTAAAAAATCAACGTCTGTTTGAATCTTGCTTAATTCGTCTTTGATTGTAAAACTACTCATTGCTTTGCTTTTTCGTTTAGTTCATCCCAAATGTCAGGTTCTGTTTGTTGTTGCTTTGGTTCTTGTTTCGAAAAGCAAATTTGCCTAACTCCTCCTTGCTCTGAAAATTCAGTAGTTAAGCCAAAAAAAGCACAATACTTGTTTATTGCTTGGGTATAAGCTGTTTTTGTTTTAGTGCCAAACTTACCTGCTCCAGAATTATAATTCGAAAAAAGCAATTCGTAATTATACCAATTACCTAGCTTCAAATTGTGTAACTGATTATACATTTCAATGTTTATTTCAGTCTGTAATTTCTTCAATGGAAGTGATATTCTTTCGTATTCCATTAATCCATTACTCAAATACTTTTGTAAACATTGAATCATGTAGTTGTCAAAACGAGACCATTCTTCATTACTCCAACTATCAAATAGTTTGTGTCCGAAAAAATCAATAGGTGTATGTTTTGAGTTAAAAAACGTACTCAATTCGACTTCAAATCTTCTAGCTTCTTGTGAACCTCCTGAACCTTTTAATGTGTAATTTGTTGTAATTAAAATCTTTGGCGAATCTTCTAAAGGAAGTTTAATTGTATTTTGACCTTTGTACGTAATGTCTAATCCCTCAGTAACAACACTAAACAACATCTCAAAATCAAATGACTTTCTTACGTCGTCAAACACTAGCAATTGACAGTCTGTTTTTACTGATTGATAAGGAAAATCTGCTGTAAAACTAAAAGATTTACCATTCAACGACTGAACCTTTTTAAGGTATTTTAAAGCATTCCAAAATAAACCTTTTCCGCTTCGTCCATTTGGCTCATCTGAAATCATTTCATCGTTTAAAATAATAGCCTTACTATCTCCGCTTGAATTGTATGAATGAAGTAAATAGCCTATAATTGACTGAAAAGTATTATAACGTTGTACAGCTTGCTTATATCTGTTTTGTTCGTCCATAGTTGGATAACTAGGCAAATCAAATCCTCCACTAATCTTCCAAATGAAAGTGCGATATTCGCTTTCGTGGTGGTCTGCATCTGTATAATCTCTGTCAATTACTTGGTCTTTCCAAACGTATAAATCGAAGTCGCTATATTTTTTTAAAATTGACTTGTCTTTAGTTACTTCTAAAATTCCATTTTTGTAAAATAAGTATGATGTTTCTTTGGTATCTCGAAGTGTTTTTATTTCTTCATTCTTAATCATTGAAAGAAACTCACGCTTAAACATTGAAGTCTTTGAAGTGATTAGATTAAATACAGATTCGCTGAATTCATTCTCTAAAACGTAATCAATAACAAAATCCTTAATATCTATTTCGTCCACAATATTTAAGAAAATATCGTCTTTACGAATCAAATTGTAAGAACTCAAAGAATTAGGACGACTTTTAAAATAGTTGTTTTGTTCTAGAAATTTCTTAAAAAGATAGTTGTTTATTGAAACTTTACCGTCTTGGTTGCTGTTCCAAAATTTTGTTATCTTATTTTCCATTATTAATATTAAATAAAAAACCTCTTAAATCCTTTGGGTCTTCACTTCCAAATTCATTAAGAGGCTTAATAACTTCTTTAGTTCTATAATGTGAAGACGAACCGTTCAGCAAATATACAAATTTTATTTAATATAAACCAAATCACTAAAAAACTTTCCAAAAGTCAGGCAAAAGTCAGGAAAAACTTTCCTAGTATTTATAAGGCTTTGAGTCTTATTTCCTTAGTTTTTGAGTTTTTTTTCAGAAAAAATATTTTTTAGAAAAATTAAAAACAACCTAAAAATATGTAAAAAGTCGGGAAACATACTTCAATCCCTTGTAAACACTAGAAAAGTTTTAAAAAGTTTGCGATTAGTTTTATTTACACCCAACAAAAAAGCCACCGATTAAAGTGGCTTAGTTGAGTTATGGTAGATCAAACTGAATGTTTTTCCTAATCCGTTCGACAAAATCATCACGCAACACGACGGCTTCTAAAATACGTCCTAATATCTTAGCTATTAATTCTTCATCACGTTCTACAATGATAGTGTGGTGTAATGGTTGTCCGTTCCAAATGATAAAATTAAAGAAATACGCTTTCGATTTGTTAGCGCATAGCATTTCCATTTGCATTTGATATAAGTAGTCTTTTTTGACTTCGTTATCCTTTAGTAACTTAAAGAACGTTTCAGGCTTAGGACATTTAATCTCTAATACTGCATCGTCCGAAACAATACCATCAGGTGACGCACCTGCAAAATCTTTGTATTCGAAAAAATCGCACTTAGTAGCTTCGATAAAGTTTTCTTGATTGATACGATTAAACAAGTCAAATGCTAAAGGCTCGTATTGAATACCGCGCTGCATGTCATAAGACACAAAACTTTCATTGTCTTCATCGCGACCAAATACAATTTCACATGCTTTTTTGTATGCGTAATCTTCGCCAGTTAAACCTAAACCTTTAACACCCATTAATAAATGGATTTCAGACCCTGTGAAACGCCCTAATCGAGACTTATACCATTCGTTACTTCGTTGCTCTATTGTTGACATAATCTGTGTATTTAGTTAATGTTTCATCGTCTGTAATGAATGAACCTTTGATAGTTTCAACTGTTGCATTTGCGTTAAATGCTTTTTCAAAGTGTTTCTCTTGGAAAGTAGGCTTTTGTTTTACAGGTTGAATCGGTTTAATTCGAACACCTCCAACAACTTCACCTTTCATTTTTACTGTTGAATCAATGTACAACTCAACTAAAATGTTTTTCCAATTGTCCGTATCAGTTGATCCAGCAAACGACTTTACAATTTTTGCATTCGTTGAGTTCAACACAAGAGGTTTAATAGGTTCTTTAAAGTAGGCAATGTTCGCATCAATCTTATTTCCTGCAACTTTTGCTCCATACTCTTGGTTAACATGGTCAATTGTAAACACAAGCTGTTTACCTTGCTCAATCATTTCTTCTAAGTCAATCACTCCTAAGTGGTCAGACTTGTACACATTTCTAAAATTTGCCATAACTTGTTATTTAATTTTAAGCAAATTTAATAAAACTTTTTAAACTACAAAAAAAAGCACCTAAAATTAATTAGATGCTTCACTAAATCAGTTTATACTCCGATTTTATTTTTACAAAATAGTTTCATGCAATAAAGTATAACTGTAAATCCTGGATTTTTGGACCTCAACAAACGCATAAAGTTTATTCATATTAGGAATTGAAGCACCTTGACAACCTGCACTCCAATTATCAACGGTTATTCCTTTTCCCATGTAATGAAAGTTAGTAAAAGCTATTTCGTTGTAAATTTTACCGCTTAAATCCAATTCAGAATCTTTGTCGTTATCTCTCCAATAATCCATCGATTTAATTTGTCTAAAAGCTTTTTGTCCATTGTGTCCTTTATCCATTAATTGATAACAACCTCTGTATTGTTTGTTATGTACCAAAATTGCAGTTCCGTTTTTATTCATGGGATGCAGTCTGTAATAAACTCCAGCATCGGTTGTAATTGGAATTATTAATTCATGTCTTTTGCCTTTGTCATCCCAATAAAAAGCACCTCCCCAATCGTTAAATGTGTTTGCCGTGTTTTCATTTGTTCTAACTCCGAAAAGATTAATCGAAAAAGGCTCCCGAAATACAGTTGCGCCTATTTTTTCCATTCCGTTAATAATTTGTTCAATTGTGGGTTTCATTTTCTAACTTTTAACATTATTAATAATATTCCAATAACCAAAATTAAAACGCTTATTAGATTGAATAACCATTCTCGTTTATTTTCTTGTCGCGCCACTTTTACAACCTCTTTTGTTTTCCATTTGGTAACGTAACGCACCGTTTTTAAGCTGTCAATCTTAGTCTTATACTTCCAACGCGTTTCGTAACGTGTTTCAGGTGTAATTGGTTCAGGGCATTTTATCTGTATTTCACGTGTTATTACGCTATCACGTCCTTTTAAATGCAACGTATCGTGCAAGGTAGTGGTAATCGTTGTAGTGTCTATTTTACCACCCTTAGAAATAAATTTTCGTAAGTGATAATTAGCAGTACAACTATTTAGAATGAGTATAAATAACAGATATTTTTTCATAATGTGTAAATTTATCAAAATAGTTTTATTAGATTTGCATAGAATTATTAATTAAAAACAACAAGTTATGCCAGAAGCAGTAGTAACAAAAATTCGCGAAACAGACGAAAAGAATTTTGCGATTGAATTAGATGGTTTTCTTTACCATTTACAAGGAAAATCAGCGTGGAAATCAAGCACAGGACGCTTTGAATTTCTGAAAGTGAACGATTATGTTAAGTTTAGTTCACAAGGTTCTGTGATCACTAAAATTGAGATATTATGAGAACCAAGAATGAATTATTGCAGTTAATGTTGGATAATCAACATTTGTTTGAAACAGGGTTATGCTTATTAGCATTTACAATGTCTATTAAAAGAATAATAAGTCATGATGAGTGCAAATTCATGAAAGAATATATCAGAAATAATAAGCCTCAAAATGCTATTTCCAATTTTTATTACTTGCAAATAGGCAATATCGAACCACGCATTGAATGGATTAAAAAACAAATGGAATCATGATACTAAACATCCTAGCACTTACAGCCTTAGCAATGGTTATAATGCACTCAGTTAAGTTGATAAGCCGAACTAAGTACAAGCGTATGAAACAACAGATATACGACTTAAATAAGAAGTGTATAGCGTTGGAAGTACAGAACACCGATTTAGAGCGTTCTGTAACAAAATACCGCGATTTGTACGCTAAAGAAGAAAAGAAGTTTAACGAATTACAGAATCAGTTATGGAGGCTAAGCTAACACGCGAACAAAAAGCATTAATTGTCGTTTCGTTGCTTCCAGTTATTGCCGACATGACCGAAGATTTATATTTGTTTAGATTGGTTAAGAATCGCGCTAATCTTTTCATTGAAGAAGTGCGTAAAGTAGATAACTTCATAATCGGTAACGCTGAACTTGACGCACAAGCACAACAAGTGAATTTACAAATCGCATTTACACAATGGCTTAAAACACATTTGAACGATGAATAAAACAAAAATCTACATCACCATTGATAGCGAAGAAGAAAAACAACATGCTATTAAGATATTGAATAAGCATAGAGAAAATATTTGGCGTGATATAACAGCGACTGATACTAGATGGTATATTGTTGGATTTAAATGTAACAAAACCGAAATCACTCTCGACCAATTAGATGAATTATTAACTAAAGAAAAACAGAAATGAATAAAACAGAAATACGTGTCACTATTGACAGCAAAGAAAAACAACAACGTGCTATTGAGATATTGAATAATCATGGGGAGAAGATTTGGGAGGATAATACAGCAATGTATTTTGATGAAATATTTTATTTTTTAGTATGCGACAAAGAAAAAATTGATTGGTTTATTAGAAGTTTAGACGATTCACGTACCGAAATCACTCTCGACCAATTAGATGAATTATTAACTAAAGAAAAACAGAAATGAATAAAACAGAAATACGTGTCACTATTGACAGCAAAGAAAAACAACAACGTGCTATTGAGATATTGAATAATCATGGGGAGAAGATTTGGGAGGATAATACAGCAATGTATTTTGATGAAATATTTTATTTTTTAGTATGCGACAAAGAAAAAATTGATTGGTTTATTAGAAGTTTAGACGATTCACGTACCGAAATCACTCTCGACCAATTAGATGAATTATTAACT